ATTCTATTTCCGGAATGATGACCTGGACATCACGGCAACTATCCGCCATACAACCCGAATCGATAAGACTCGTGGTGGTATTAAGGTTGAGCGCCATGCTGTCGATCTCACCGCCAAGGTTTTCGCTACCGTTTCCGGGCAACCGGATACGATTCGTAAACAATACTTTGTTTTCGAAAACGATTACCGTGATGGTGTCTCGAACACCACTGATTGCGTTCTCGCATTGAAGGGCTGGTTTACCAGCACGACAGTGGGAAATCTCCTTCAGTGGGCAAGTTGACAACTTGCTGACCTGCTTAATTAACAGGTAGTAAGACTGGCCGGATAGTATTGGAAATACTATGAAAAGCCAGCTTAATAAACATATGTTACAGGTAGTAACTTCAATCCTTTCAGATTGTAAGTTAGCATACCCCGAAGAGTGTGAAGAGTTTGATAGAGATATCAAACGAATCGCCCTTTTATATCAAAGTAGGGGAATTGGTCTTTTTATAGACCTGTTCCCTCAGTTAGATAAGGCCCTTTTAACTGGCCTTTCTACCTCACGACTCCCTGATAACTTTCCTCTATCCAAAAGGAAAAGTTTATCAGCCAGACTGCCCAGATTTCTCTGGGGACTCTGGTCTCGTGTCTTTGATACTCGAACGGCGGTGCTTCTCGATAGTGTCGACATCAATGCTGTGTTGTTCATCAGGCAAATTGCCTGTGTCTTCAAAGCTATTGAGCTTCCCTGTAACATTCCAACTCTCAAGGAGTATTCGAATGTTTATGGAAAAGTTGACTCGTCTCTTCCGTCCCCATCACTTGATTGGGATTCTCCGAGACGTTTTTCTGACTCCACTGTCGCTAGTCTTAGCTTCAGTGATGATAATCTGGTTACTCCTGATCGCGACCTTTTCATGGGTCATGATCCAGCAGTTTCTAGGTCTCATAATAATGATTATTCGTCATTATTAGAATCAGTATTACTATCGAATTTCCAGAAGGAATGTGACGAAGTTCTAAGTGAATTTCGTAACAATTTTCTCTTTAACCCTATTTCATGGAATTGTTATTCCAGAAATGTGTTAAATTTACCTTCTGGCTTTAAGCACGGTCCTGGTGCAACCGCAACTGGTGGAAGGTATGTTGATAAATATACTTTCCCTAGTTGGCCCGTTAGGTTGAGGTCTGGTTTTCCAGCAATCTTTGGAAGGATTGCTGATCCAGAGTTGGATAGTAATACCTACAATCATGAAAATGCTAGTAGGTTAATTGCTTTTCCAAAGGTACGCTCTAAGCCAAGGCTTATTGCTGCTGAACCTGTTGAGAATCAATATTGTCAACAGATGATGCTTTCATACCTCTCATATTCAATTGAGAC